CCGCCTTCGGGAATGGCTCAACAGCTTTGAGGTCAATGAAACCCAGGCCGATGAACCACAACCTCAGTCGTCGTTATCCGATGAGCTACTAGCCACTGGCTTTGGCCCTGAATGCCATGACGTCGACAACGACAACACACGCACAATCATCTGATGACCCTTCTCGTTGATGCCGATTGGCTGATCTACTCAGCCTGCGCTGCCTGTGAAACCGACATCCGCTGGGATGAATGGATCAATACCCTGCACCTGGAGCAGGCGGACGTCAAAGACTTCATCTCCTCCAAGCTCGCCTATTGGATGGACCTCACTGGTCACAGTGACGTCGTCATGTGCCTGTCTGATTACCCCTCCTTCCGGCACACCATCTACCAGGACTACAAGGCAACACGCATTGGCAAACGCAAACCCCTTGGCATCAGAGACATCAGGCTCTACATCGAACAGACCTACACCACTCGCACCATGATCAACCTGGAGGCTGACGACGTCCTCGGGTTGCTCGCTACTGGTGGTCAATACCGCGACCCGATCATCGTCTCTATCGACAAGGATCTCCGCACCGTGCCATGCCAACTGCTGGCCAATGACACCGTCGAAACTATCCATCCCGTTGATGCCAACCGTACCTGGATGACACAGGTCCTGACAGGCGACACCTCCGATAATTACGCCGGTCTCAAAGGCCATGGCCCTGTCACTGCAGCAAAGACCTTGGCTGATGCCGTCACCCTCCCAGACCTATGGGACAAGGTGGTCGCTGCTTACAAGAAAGCAGGTAGGCCCTACAGCGAGGCACTACTCAATGCACGCCTGGCTCGCATCCTGCGCCACGGCGACTACGACTACGACACCACCCAGGTCAGGCTTTGGGACCCTGATCAAGACCCGCAGATGAAGCCATAGGCATCCCAAGGGTCTGGTAAATCTGCACCAACCTTGGATCTTGCATTGGCACCTTGCCTTGCGGGATGTCCTCCTGCGCAATGCGCATGCCGGTAAAGGCCTCGGTCAATCCAGTGCCAAGGCCTTCTCCGACACCTGCAGCACCACCACCAGTCATTGCAGGTGAGCACATCTCAACGACCCTTCCGCTTCTTTGCCATACCAGCTTCGCTCAAAGCAATCGCCAAAGCCTGCCGAGGGTTCTTCACCACACGACCACCCTTGCCGCTATGTAGCTGGCCTTGCTTGTACTCCCGCATGACGGCAGCAACCTTCTTCTCACCCTTGCCTTTCATTGCTTGACCCTCTTGGAAACGACACCAGCCAGGATCTCAACCACTCGATAAACCCGAGCAACCAACCTGCTGTACTTATCCAGCCGCTCGTTGTCCTTAGGAGTGGGGGTCATGTTCACCCACACCAATGCCGCGCCATGCAGGGCTACTGCAAGCGCAACGTAATCAGCAACCCGATCCATCATGTTCAGGGCGTTGGCCTCTACTAGCCTGCCAGGCCTCGCCAAGATTGTCCGCTGCCTCCCTCGCTAGCCATCGGCTGATCGTTGATTGCTGATGCCACGCTGCATTCAACACCTCAGCAGCAGCTAACAATCCCTTCCAATCCTCTTTCTCGTAGAGATCCAATAACAGGCGCTGCGTCGTCTCCTGCCTTAACGACAACTCCAGTGGGATCTCCAGCTGGTTCATTCCGGGTGCAATGTCCGGGCTTCCAACATCGTGACCCGCTGCTCCACACTGTTCAAGCGGCTAAAGGTTTCTTTCCGATCAGCCTTGATGTCGACATGCAGTTGCTCCAACCTGGTTGCCACGTTGTCCACACTCGCAGCCAACCGGATCACAGCATCACGTCCTTCCCTGCTGCGACTGCCAACAGTCCCTAAACCCATTGCCCCAACGGTGATAGCTGCACCAATAACAGCTGCTGCTACTTCAACCACGGCTGGATCGACACCTCAGCAGCAGCGTATCTCCCGCTGCCATGCCATGCACATCCAATGAATGGGCAGGTGGTTGGTCCTCCCGAGGTGCCAACCTCACCGCGTCCTGCCAAAGCGGACTACCCGTTCCCCTCAAAGAAGAACGGCGCAAATCCTAGCGACCCTGGCCCCTGCTCTTCTTCCGGCCCCTCGGCTTGCTCCTGACGGAATTGCCGATGCTCGTCTTTTTGAACTTGGCCCTGGACTGGAACTCCTTGGCGGAAGGTGCCTTGCTCTTAACAGCCATCGCGTAGTTGCTGCTGCAGGTACTCCCGCAGCGCTTTATCCGCTGGGGACTTGTTCGCTTTCAAGTCCAGCTCAAAGATCCGATCACGCAAGAGCTGCTTCCGTGCCTGGCAGAACTGCTTCTGCACTTCCTCGCTTTTGGCGTACCGACTGTCAATGGCCACCGTGGTGCCAACGACAGCTGTAAGGACAGCGATCGCAGCACCAATGAAGGACAGGCGGTCAGGCAAGTCCAAACAGCTCCTTCAGCTCCGCCACGGTCAACCCAGCGGCTTCCAGCTTCTGCTCAGTGGTGAGCACTGGAGCGGGTTCGGGTTCAGGGGCAGGTTCGGGCTGCGGGCGGGATTGGATCTCCGCAATTTCTTCGGCGGTCAGTTCGACGATTTCCTGCTCGCCGGTTTGTACGTCAACAACAATGCGGTGCATGGCTTAGCCCTCGTAAAGAATGTTGATCGACCCGGCGTCAAAGGTGTCGGTGCCGTTGACGGTAGTGATGCGGACGCGATCTAAGGTGGCGGAAAGAGCTTTTGAACCACCTAGCCAAATCATGTAGGGACTTGCCGTGTTTCCACCAAGCACCCCAGAACATGCCCATAAATTAGTGGTGCCATTCAGCAAACATAATTGCAAAATACCGTCTCGAATAACAGAAGCATTGCCTTGTCCAGTCGGATCAATTTGAAAAGCTGCAGAAAAAGAGGAATTTGTAGTTACTACTTGTGTAGCACCAGAATAGCCCGATGTTTCTATTCCGCCTGAATCGCCTATTTGCATTTGAACAGGGCTAGTTCCGTTTGTACTCACCCCGCTAAACATCACCGTCACCCGTTTCGCCCAGCTTGGGATCGAAGTGAAGTCAATCGACGTGCCACTGGTCGAAGCAACTGCAGTACCAGATTTAATCGTGCCTTGAATCGTAGTTGCAGTCAGCGTAGAAATGGTAGTACTTCCATCTGCCGCCAGGACAATATTGTTCGTTGTCGAACTGGGATTAAGGATGTTTGTCGTTTTTAAACTACTCATGATCAGCCCTCCAGAAGCAGGTTGACAGAACCGGCGTCAAACGTGTCGGTGCCGTTGACGGTGGTGATGCGAACTTGGGTAAGAGTGTCAGAAAGAGTTTTCTCGCCCATTGTGCTCGCATAAGTATTGGTGTTTGTCTTGACCCATCCGCTACCGTGCCAAGAATTAGATCCGAAATAAGTAAATTGGATCGGACCGTAATGAGCACCAGCAGCTGCGTTAACCTCGATTATAAATCCAGCTGTAGAACTTGCTGTATTTATGCTAGTGCTACCAGCATAAATTGTTCCACTGTTGTATCCGGTGGTTTCGACTCCACCAGAATCACCAAGCTGAATTAAAAATCGACTTGTCCCACTCGTACTCACCCCATTGAACATCACCGTAATCTTCTTCACCCAACTCGGAATCCCGGTGAAGTCCACGCTGGTGCCACTGGTCGTTGCCTGAGCGGTTTCAAGCACCATCCGCCCGCGATCAACAAAGCTCAGCGTGCCAGAGCCATTAGTAGACAGCACCTGATCGGCACTGCCATTCCCCGTCGGCAGGACAAGCGTGTTGCTACCAGCGGTTGCCGGTGCATCAACTTCCACATAACCGGATGTGGAACCGTTAAGTCTTAGGGGCATTGGGTTACCTCCGGTTTGGGGTACTTAGCCTTCACAGCACCACAAGCGGCGTAGTAGGCATCGAGCTTGGTGGTGTCACCAGTAGACGCCCAGTAAAGAGCGTCAGCCAATTCAGCCAATGAGGGGTACTCAGGTTGGCGTTGGCGTTGGTAGGCGGTAGCTGCTTGTTCTGCGGCGATTACAGCAGCAGCGGCATCGACTAGGGATTGATCCAGTTGGATCTGGTTGCCGTCTGCGTCGAAGGCTCCAGTGCCGTCGTCGATAGTGACCGCGTTGGAGTATGCGCGGCGAATAGCTTCGTGGTTAAGCATCAGCCTGCCACCTCGATTGCGGTAATGGTGGAAATAGCCAGCGGAATGCCGTCATTGTCAGCGTCATAACCCATTCTATTTATAGTTGCAGTTGACGAAGCCTGAGTGGAACAATACACTTGATACGTTAAAGAGCTAGTAGAGCTAGGTGAGTCGAGATACGATAGATTTGCAGGGGCAGCGTGATATGTAGCATAAAGTTTTACAGCAGCAGAACATCTTGCTCTGTTACCGTTCGCGTCGCCTCTGGCACCAGTGATAATTGTGCCACCTTTAGCCAAATATATATATGAGGAATAATCGTTAGTCTGGTTGCCAACTGCACCAACGTTCACTAAAACCAAAATCTTGCTGGACGTAGACGAAGGGGTAATAGTTGCAGACAACCCCGTAACGGCTGCAGGACTGGAAGCAGTTGCTGTTGTAGTAAATGTATCAGTTTTAGTCGTACTCACCACCTGCAAAATTGCACCGGCGTAGCCGATCTTCGCCGCAGTGACAGCATTAGCCGCAATGTCATCCGTGGTGATGCTTCCATCAGGCAGTCCACCTGCTGAAAGCCCCGTAACTGTTCCTGATCCGTTGATCGTGATTGGCATGGGTTCCTCCTGTTAAACAATCACCCAGGCAGAACCTGAGGGGATGGTCACCGTGACGCCGGAGTTGATCGTGATTGGACCAGCAGTCATAGCGTTCTTGCCTGCAGTCAAAGTGTAGTTAGAGGTGACGGTCTGACTGTTCTCATAAAACACATCATCCGTTCCTCCGCCAGTAGCTCCGCCAGCAGTACCCCAGCTCAGATTCCCAGCAGCATCGCTCTTCAGTGCATGCCCTGAGACCGTCGCATCAGCAGCAGGCAGCGTCCAGGTGACATTGGCAGCAATAGTCCCAGGTGCCTGGAAGGCGACCCAGTTCCCGCCATGCCCTGTTGCTTCGCCAAACCGCAGGTCACTTTGGTTGTCCAAGGTGACGTTGCCAGTCAGCGTGCCGCCAGTCAGGTTCAGCTTTCCGCCAAGACCTGTATCGACATAGCTCTTGGTGGCAGCGTCCTGAGCAGCAGTGGGATCTGTGACGTTGACGATCTTGTGGCTATTGAGATCGACCTGGTCGTCTAATACGACGCTGCCTGTGCTGCTGCTGATCGTCCGGTTCAGGACATCAAGGTTGCCGCCAAGCTGTGGCGTCAGGTCAGATGCCAGATCAAAAGCAATCGACCCGCTGGGGATGGTCACATAACCAGTCCGCTGGTCGACCGTCAAAGTCGAACCAACCTTGAACTTGCCGTTGTGGTCAGTGCTTGAGATCCAAACCCGACCATCGTTCAGGTCAACGACTTGGTTCGCCTCAACAGGAACACCACCGTTCTCAGGCAGTGCGCCGTAGTTGGTGCCACTGCCCACGTATTCCATGGTGTGGCCACTGGTCGAGATCATCGACCGCAGGAAGAAACTGACTGCATCACCCGTCGTGATGCCAGCTGCTAGGCCCAGGTTTTCAGATTGGTTGACTGGGTTGGGGCGGCTGATCGTTACCGTCCATCCACCACCAGAAGCAACAGCAGACAGGATCGGATAGGTGTTGGCGCCGACCTGGACCAGCATGTTTTCAGCAGGCCTAGTCGCATCACCAAACCAAGTGCCAGCAGCAGTTGGTGCGCCAATGGTGAAGGTCAGGTCGTTGGTGGCTGCATTGGCCGCTGCTGTCGCCGTAAAGATGGCAGTCGTTGAGCGACCATCAGCAATCAGGCCATAGCGACCAAAGTCAGTGGTGCTAGCGCTGAGGTTGACCTGGCCACCATTCAGTGCCTTGACGTGATAGTGGTTGAAGAAGCCATAGGACGACGTCAGCTGGCCATAGCCGTTGTTGCAGACCAACATGCCCGGACCATCCAGGCAGATCTGCGTGAAGCTATCGACCAGGAACGACCGCAGTGGTGAAGCAGTAGCAGGCAGCGAGCCGTCGACGATGATGCCGCCACCTGTTGGAGCAGACGTCAGATCACCTGCAGTGCCAGGCAGGCTGTTGGGATTGAAGCTGCTGTTGTCGATCCCAGAGTCTGCGATGTTCGTGCAGTTCTGGATGTAAGGCGACTTGACGATGGTCGCATTGGGGAAGAAGCCAGCAACCCAGCCCTGTGCAGCAGGCAGGCCGAAGGTGGCGTCGTTGTCGATGGCATGGCCACCACGAACGCCAGTGGCCTTCAAACCAGCAAAGGTGAAGTTGGCGATGTAGGTGCCGCTGTTGCAACGGAAGATGATCGACGTCTCCGTCGCTGCTGTTGGGTGGATGAAGCAGCTACGGATGGAATCACCAACGATGGACAGGTTGGCCACCGTGATGTCGATTGGCAGCGTCTCTTGGTAGACGCCAGGTGCTACGCGAATGATGTCCCCTGCATTGGCAGAGGCCACAGCATTTTTGATGGTCTTCTTGGGGCTGATGATTCGGTGACCGTCATTGGCGTCATTGCCATTGGCGGCATCGACATAGATGACAGTGGCCTGGGCGTTGAAGGTGCCGCCCGAGGTGATGCCAGACCATGCACTACCAGTCCAGTAGGACAGGGTTTTGTTGACGTCGTTCTGCAGCCAGGTCTTGCCAACCTGCCAGCCACCGGCTGGGGCAGTAGGCAGGGTGGGGCTGACCACCATGGTGTGACGACTGTCGTGAGCAGCAGTCGTGCCGATCTTGTCGTTAGCGCTGACCCAGGTTTCACCTGAGTCAATGGTGTCAGTGGTGTTATCCCAGAAGTTGGTATCGACGTAGCCCTTGGTGGCTGCATCCTGTGCATCAGTCGGAGTGCCAAGGCCGGTGACCTTGTTGTTCGACATGGCCAGGTTGCCAGTCATGGTGTCGCCAGCTGAGGCGACCGTCGTCGTATCTACGTAGTTCTTGGTTGCTGCATCTTGAGCAGCAGTTGGGTTGGCGACATTCGTGATGCGCTGGCCATTGGCAGTAGGCAGGCCAGTGGCAGGGTCGATGTAGACCGTTTGCTTGTTGTCATCATCCAGCTCCTGCTCTTTGTAGAGGTGCTGAAGATTGCTGGTATCAAGGTCAGCGGCAACCAGGGTGGAGCCATCGGTGTAATCCACCAATGGCAGCAACAGTGGAGTAATGCGCCTGGTCTCAACCCGCACGCCATTGCCAGGAGCGCTGGCCAGTAGCACGGTGCTGTCGTTGACCCAGGTGTAAGCAGTGTCGACGTAGTTGACGTAGACCTTGACGTGTTCCTTCCTGATGTATGGGAAGGGAACGGTGAACTGAGTCTGCGAACCGTTGCCGGTGTATAGGGCGTAGGAGTAGGGCATCAGCGGTTACCGGGAGTGATCGACCAGGACTGAACTCCTGCCTGTTCTGGTTGGGCGGTAGCCCCACCGTACCGACGCAGGTATTCCTTTTCACCTTTGTCTGCTTGGATCACTGCTTCCTCCTGGGTGATGAGCTGACCTTTGGGTGTCGTGGCCTTGTAGACAGTCTTGGCCAGTTCCTTGTATCGCTGGATTTCTGCTTGCAAAGCAGCAGCGCGAAGGCTGACGAAACGGTTGGATGGACCTTCGATTGGCCAGGACTGGTACTGCTGAGAAGTGATCAGCTCCATCGCTGATTGCTGGAAGGTCCGGCCAAACTCATCCTTCACCGTGGCAAAGGTGATGACGTAGTCCTCCAGCTCGGTGGGGGTAAGACGCATCTCGGCACCGAAGTCAGCAGCACGAGGGCCAAGGAAGCTGCTGCCTTTACCGCTGAGGCGAGCCATCTCTTCATGTACTGGGGTCAAGGGTTGACGGCCCACCTGCATGGCAGCCATTGGGGTGAACTGCATCAGTGACTGCAGCCATGGCATCTCAGCAGGGATCTGCTCAGCACCAAGGATCCCGGTGGTCAGGATCGGAGCGCCGGTGATGTAATCCCTGCGAGCAGGCAGGTCGTTCGACCAGCCAGGCACTGCATTGCGCACTTCATCCAAGGTCTCCTGGAAGAAGCCCATCAGTCCACCGATGTCGCTTGGATCAACGGAGCGGGAGACGGGGTCCACTTCCCGGCGAGCAGCACGCAGGGCAGAGCTGTAAGGCACCATGCTGGCTGCCAGGCGGGAGAAGTACCGCGACAGTGCATTGCGCTGGTTGGGACCGCTGATCACCTTGCTGGGGTTGAAGGCTGCTTCGTACAGCTCGTTGAAGCCCTGGAAGTAGCTCTTGCTCAATACACCACTGGTCGACATGCGGGCCAGGGTCAACACCAAGGAGCCGCCAAGGCGGTTGCGCTGCTCTGTCGACAGGCTGTTGGCGATGTCGGAGTAATCACCGATGGCACCGAAGAGGGTGGTCAGAGGTTCAAAGGCACGCATGGAGATTGGCGTCACCCACTTGCCTTCCTCCTCATTCCAGACCTGGACGGAGTAGGGCAGGCGCCCTTCGATCTCAGTCCACTTCTGCTTGGCAGCAGGATCCAGGGGACCACCGCCGTTGAAGCGGACGTAGCCCATTGCTGATGCCATGGTTGCCATGGCCAATGCAGCGGAGCCTGTCGCTATCTCGCCAACAGCCCGATCCCTAGTGAAGGCGTCCTCGCTGGTGATGTCCCGCCAGAAGGTGTCAACGAAAGCAGCAGCAGGCGTATTGCGAGCAGCGGCCTTGATGATGTTGTTCGGCACCCGGATGAAGGGTTGGATGAACTTGAAGGCGGGACCCACATAGCGGGCATTGGCCAGGGTATCCATCGCTTCACCAGGCAGGGAGCCGATGCGGCCAATGGGCGTGCCTTCCGTCATCCATGCCGCCACCTTGTTCATGGCGGTGCCTTCATCGACGTACTGCTTGGCAAAGTCCTGCAGTTCCTGCTTCTCCAGCCCCCTTGCCAGGCCCAGCCGCACACCTTCGGCGTAGGTGCGTGGCTCCAGGTCGGCCCATATCGTGTCGGTGAAATTCACGGAATCCATGAACTTCTGAGCGTGCTGGCTTTCCATGTGAATGTCGGCCAGGTTTTTGCCGTTGATCACGGCATCCTTGACCGACTCTTCAGTCCTGGCCGCGGCGTATTGCTGCGCCCATTTCCAGGCCTCAGGACTCATGTCCTTCATGCCACGCTCAACTGCCAGCTCCATGCCACGAGGCAGGTGGCGGACATGCTCAAAGGCATAGCCCGCCAAGGTGGAGTTGAAGGTGTCGATGGTCAGTGCCAGGCGGGTGGCGCCAGTACCCAACACACGCCACAGGTGATTCGCCATTTGCCCGATGGGCTGCTTGGCGTACTCCTCACCCATGTTCATGGTGTTGACCGTCCAGCCGGTCATTGAGTCCGGCCCTTGCAGCAGTTCACCTTGGGCTTCCTGCTTGGCAATCCGGTTGAGGTAATCAACCGTGCTGCTTTCCAGGTTGAACAACGACTGGCCTGCCTTGAACGCATGCCCTGCAGTACGCATGGCATTAGTCAGGTTCATCCAGTACTGCTGGTACATCAGCAGCGAGTACATCGCCCGCTTCATCTCACCTTGCAGCACACCACCAGCTGCTTGCTGCAGCGGCAGGCGGGCCAGGTTGAGCATGCCGTTCAGCAGGTTGGTGGTCATCGTTGCGCCACCACTGATCAGGTTGTTGGTGCGGAGCATCAACAAGCCATTGGTGCCAACCGACCTGGTGTCGTCAAAGGTCCGCCAGAACTTGGTGCGGGCCTGGCTGTCAGCACCAATGCTGACCAGCGTTTGGGCCAACGCATCAGCCGCGGCCTGGGCCTTGGGAGTGATCTCCCCGCCATTGATCGCTTCAGTCAGCTCAGGGTCGATCTTGTTGGTGATCGTCTCCTCAATGGGCTTGGCCTGCTCAGCTTCCAGCTCTTGCTTGATCTGAGCGTCGACGTCGATCTCCTGGCCAGGCTGCACATCGGTGGCGACAGGAGCCTCGGGGATCTCTGCGTCCTTGACGTTCTGATTGGCAGGGATGTCGTAATCCCTGGGGATCTGCATCTCCAGGCCTAGCTGACCCCAGGGGCGAGTCACCCGCATGATTGCCTGGTGAGCGGCCCTGCTGGACTCCGCTGCAGACACCAGACGAGCCAGGCGCTCCGATTCATTGAGGCCGTCGAAGTTGGCGCTGTTCAGCCACAGAGCAGCTTCTTGCGCAGCTTCAACCTGCTTCTTGTCGGCATAGGCCATGGCCCGGTTCAGGGCGCCTTGCTGGTACTCATCGAAGCCACGGGTCAGTGACTTCAAGCCAGCCATGATCGCTTCGCTGTCTTCACCATGACGGGCAAACCAGTTTTGGTTGAAGCGACGCACCTCGTCGGGGCTGAAGATCGGGATGCCGGATTCGGTGGCCCGATCAGGCAGCACCTTGGACATGGCATTCAGGCCATCGACCAGGTCCTCGCGCTTGGCGGTGTAGACCGTCCGACCAGAGGGTGACTGCACCTTCTGGAAGTTGTTGGCCATGAGGTCTTCCATGGTGACCTCACCGTCCAGCAGGGCTTGGCGGTTGACCTCCAGCTGCTGAGCAAAGCGACGTACCCAGTCGTCGTTGTTCTCAGGGCCGGCAGGGGGATCAACGGGAACAGGGCCCTCGGGCTCCTGGGGCATGACGCGAGAGCGGCCAGCAACGCCGGCTTCTTGCATAAAGAGCGATTCGCCGGGGGCACGACCTGCCATTTGGCCTTGGTAGGTGCGCTCAAAGACGTCCTCCCAGGTCTGGAAGCCATTGCCTTGTGCCCAGTTTTTGGTTGCCTCCAGGAACTTCAAGAACTTGTCAAACAAGCCCTTGATGCCAGCGCTGGCCTTGATGGGGATGCCTGCTTTGCGAGACAGGTTGTAGACAGCTGCTGCTTCAGCGATGACCTCAAAGTCATCGGCATCAGCCATCTCTTCACCACCACGGGCGGCGATCTTCTCCAGCTCGGGGCGTGCCTTGCGGAGGACGGCGTTCTCCTGTGGGGTGAAGATCCGGTCGTTCAGGTAATGGACGGCCTCGTGATAGCCAGTACCTCGCAGCTGGTGAGGCGTCTTGCCTGCAAGGGCAATACGGATCAAGTTGAGGGCAGGGTCGTACAGACCAGCTGAGCCGATGTCGCTATCGGGCACAGAGTCAGGGATACCCCAATCACGACGAGCAGCAGCAAGCTCCCCAGGGGTCAGCTCGATGCGAGGCTCAAAACTGATCTTGGCTTCAGGCCCTGCAATGCGCTGAAGTTCAGCGCGTAGGTCATCAAGGATTTCACCTTGGACAACAGTCGGACGACGCGACAGCGGGGTCGTGAAGTCAGCAATCGCATCACGCATTTCATTGATGAGGCGTGCAACTTCTGGGCCTTCGGCTGCCTTGGCCTGTTCACTTAGGTCACGCAGGCGGCGGATGAGACGGCCACCTTCCCCGACGGATCCGTAGTCGGGCATGCCAAGCCGTGCGCGGGCAGCGCCACCAAACCCTTGGTCAGGCAGGTCGATCAGGCCAGGCTGTGCATCCCTGGCTTGAGCCTTGATGGCAGCACGCACCTTGTCGCCATGGCTAGCAATTTCACGCAGGTCGTAGCCAGCTGCTTCAACAGCAGAGCGGAACTTGGGCGCAGCCTTGGAGACAGTCTTGACGTCATTGGCCAGGATGTAGGCCGCACGATCCAGGTCACTGGCAAAGCGCAGCTCGAACTGCTTGGAGCCGTAGCTGTAACGCGGGGCTGACCGCTGCAGTTCATCCGGCAGACGGAATGCAGTAGGTGCAGCAGCAGGTGCTGTCGCCTCCAGTCGATCCACAAAATCGCGCTGGTTGACGCCTGCCTCCTGCAGCTTCTGGAGGACTTCCGCCCGCCGCTCGGGAGGAAGGGTGGCCAGAGCCTTGTCCAGCAAGGCCTTGGTTTCTGCTGTTTGAGCGGGTGCAGGTTGAGCCTGTGGGGCCGGCGGAGCAGCGGGTTCAGGGGCAGCAGCAGCAGGCTGTTCCAATGGCAGCCGCGGCCCTTGCACCTCATCCTCAATCGCCTGGCGCAGGCGGTCGATGTTTTCGTTGACGACGACAGCAGCAGTACGGCGACCCTTCACCTGGGCTGCCATTTCATTCAGCAGATCACGCACCGGCCCGGTGTAACCGGTGACCCGGTTAAACACCTCAACAGCAGCGGCGGCCTGCTCCCTTGCGGCTTGGCTGCCGGCGACGTCGATCACATTGCCAGCGGCTTCCAGGATCCCCTTACGACCAGGGCGTGCAGCCGAGGTCAAGGCAATCATTTCTTCCCGCAGAGCCTTGAAGGACTCAGTGCGGATGTCCAGCAGCTGGTTGAAGTTGGAGGTCCTGAACATGTCCTCCATGCCAGGCAGCACACCACCACCTTCAGGGCCAGAGGTCTGCGCAAACTTGGCCTCTTGCATGGCCTGCAGGATCTTCTCTGCCGACCACTTGCCCTTGCCAGCCGCTGCTGCGACGTCACGGATGACGGCCTCATCCAGCGGCTCAGAGCCCAGGGCGATGGCCTTGGCCATGTCCAACTTGCCGGTGACGCCCTTGTCGAAGATTTCCTGGGGCAGGCGGCTCAGGGGGATGGCCTTTTCAGCGACGGGCCCGCGGACATTGATGTTGCGCTGGGCCAGCTGGGCAGGGTCAATGCCCATGTCGCGCATGATCTTGGCGGCATCCCAGGGCGTACCCATGCCTTCGGCCATGTTTTCCATGGCCCCGATCGCCCGAGCCTGCTCGGCAGTAGGGGCCTCGATCTCCCAAGTCAGGATGTTCTGCCGGCCAGAGCGCTGAGCCAGGGCAAGGCGGTTGTGGCCATTGACCACATACAGCCGACCGTCGGCGGGATCACGCCAGACGCTGATGATCTTCCCAAACAGTGGGTCGTACTCAGCCGCTTCTTTCAGCGAACCGGAAACGCCGGTCTTGGTCAGGCGGCCTGCTTCCTTGAACTGGAACCGCTGGGGGTCGGTAGCGATTTCTGCCACCGGAGTTTCCCGCACTTGGGAATAAGAGGGCAGCTCGACACCACGAACCTCGGGCGGCACAGCGCCTGCGACATCAGGCACGGTGTTGGCTGCACGGGCAACTGCAACCTCGACGTCGTCGATGGCCTTGTTGTAATCCGCTTCAGCCTTGGCTACGGGCTCCCAAGGATCAGCGATCTCGGGCATCTTGCCCTGCACTTCAACGCCCGTCTTCTCCCACATGGGAGTGCGGCGGCGTGCCTCATAGGCCTCAGCCACCTCAACGGCGCGGGGCTTGCCCTTTGGCGCTCCAGGTGCAGCAGCAGGTGGCTCAGCAATAACTTCTGCCGGTGCTGCCTTGGCCGTTGCATCAACGACCTGCTCAGCCGCAGGGGTGGCTGCCTGCCTTGCCTTCCACCAGTTGACAGTGGCGCGAGCTGCCAGGCCAAGGGATTCCACCACTGCATTGGCGGCAGGATCCAGCAGCAGGCCTTCAACGCCGTTCTTCCAACGGGCAGTCGACGCGGTGTCGTCATTCCGGGAGCGGACCAGGTCAAGCAGCGGGCCGCCAAGAGGCGTTCCGGTTTGTTGCTCCACCCACCGCAATGCGTGATCCGACAGCCGCTGAGGCTCAGGCTTGAAGGCAACGGCGCCAGTGACGAAACTTGCCGGAGCTTCCCTGACGGTGCCGACTGCCACCCGACCAACAAAGCCCTTTGCGCCAGGCGCTTGCGTCATGCGAGCAGCAGTGGCGCTCAATGCCTGACGTGCAGGAGCGGCGACTTCAGCAGCGGCTGTTGCACCAGGCAGACGGCTTGCTGCACCAGCCCCAGCACGCATGCCGCGCTTAACCAAGGCAAAACCCAGGCCACCCTGGATTAAGCCAGACAAGAAGCTCTCTGCAGGGTTGGCTTCTACCTTCGGCAGTGCAGGGAAAAGGCCAAGGATTGGCGCATCAGGAGCACCTGGCTTGCGGGGGACACCGCCAAAGGTGCGCAGTTTGGAAAGCTCATCAGCCGGCAGGTTGCCCAGCAGTTCCTGAGCCAGGTCCCGAACACCTTTCGTTAATGCACGACTGGTGCTGAAGGGGATGGGTTGATAGCTGGGGCCAGGCTTCGGGAACTCCTTAGGGACAGAGACGTCGACAATCGACGCCCCGGTCTTGGGATCAGTAGTGACACCGTTGATGGGCATTGCTTAAATCCCCTGCCGCAGCAGTCTCATGAGCTGATCGTATCGACTGCCAAAGATTCGTCTCCCCTCTGCAGCGCTTATCAGTTGCTGCCTGGTGTAACCAAAGACCCCCTCGTATTGGCCTGGCGCTTTGGCGATGTCGACGATGGGTTTGTTGCCTGCAATCGCAGAACGATTGATCAGGTTGGCCGCCACTTCCAACTTGCCTCGTGTCGTGGGACCAGCCTCCGCCAAAGCAGTAAATGCCAAGGCGCTGAGGTCCTGCTCAGTCAGCTTGCGAGCCCTGGCAATGGCGCGAGGGACAACCTGTGGATTGAAGTCAAAGAACCAGTTCTCCCGTGGGTCGCTCTGGTAGTCACCAGGCCGCTTGTTCTTGATCAAGCTGACGCCCCTGAAGGAGTTGGCGCCACGCAGATCCCGGATGACACCAAGGAGGCTGGCCGATCCAGGCGTTATCTGCATCGCAGACGCCGGTGGCGCCACCACGTTCAAGGCGGATTCAGTGACACGACGCACTGTCTGGCTTAACCGCATGGCCAGGTTGGCGTTGGGGTTGATCATCGCCAGGCCCATTGAGGTGCCACCAGATGCCGGTTGAACAGGATCGGCAAAGCTGATCTTCTGCCCATTCAGCTGCTGAACACGACCCTCGTATTCCTTGGGGAATGGAACGCCTGGATAGACGTTCTTCCATTGATCCAAGAAAAACTGAGCAGGCTTGTTCTGGTAGCCGGCCCGCTTGATCATCAGCTTCATTGGCTCGCTGAGCTGACCCTTGTCCAGGAAGGTGTTCAGGTTCTGCAGGTAGACGTTGGGTGGGAACAGAATGCCGTTCTGCACCTGCTGCTGCAGTTGGTAGTTCTTGGCCCGATTGCCGGGACCCATGCGGCCAAGGATCCCAAGGCCATCCGACCAGGACTGGGGCGACTGATAGACGGGCTCAGGCTTGACGCCTGCAGCAGGTGCCGCCTTGGTGCGCTTGGTCTCGCTGTCTACGAACGAGTCCAGACGTGAGCGCAGCTCAGATACGGGGACATTGCCAGCTGCCCCAGCACGGCGGATGCCTTCAATGCTGGCGTCAATCTCAGCCCCGCGTTGCACCAGGCGACGTCGTTCGCCGACGGTGAGGGTCATGCCGCCTTCAGAGCCAGGCCGCTTCATGGCAGCCATCTCTTCTTGCATCAGCAGCTTCTTGGCTTCCTTCGCTGCATTGACGAAGGGTCGGGCATCAGCTGCTTGCAACTGCCGGTAGTTCTCAATCAACCGACGACCTGCCTGTGGATCCATTAGGCCAGCCCGAACCAGCCCCTCGACCCTCGGGATCTCGACGTTGGGGTCCTTGTCGTAGGAGAACAGGTTGTTCCGCTCTGTTTCGTCCTGCTGAACGCGGGAAACAAAGCGGCCAGCTTCGGATGCCGAGGTGATCGCTGCCCTTGCCGAGGCCTGCTGTTCCTGCGGTAGGCCATAGGTGGCAGCCATGGCGCTTGCAGCGGCCTGGTCTCTCTCTGCGGGGCTCAGGCTTGGGTCGCCAACCCGGTACTGAGTAACCAGGTCCTGGCCAACATCCTGTCCTTCTTCCTTCTGGAAGTAGTCCAGCTTCTCGTTGAAACCTTGGTAGGTCGTCATCAGCTGCTCAGCCAGCTGGATCTGACCCGACACGCCGCCTTTAGCCCCGAGCTGATCAGTCAGTCGTATGCCATTGGGTCCTGCCGTGAGGCCAGCAAAGACCTGCTGCGCTTCGGCGGACAGGTAAGCCCACCGTTTGCGATCCAGCTTCCCGTCTGGGGTTAGTGATCCGGCCAGCACCGCATCAGCCATCCACTTGGTCATGTTGCCGACGTGCTCCTGGTACTTGTCGATGCCCAGGCTTTGGCGAGCAGCAGTCAGCTGCTGGCTGATGTCCGCAATAGCGCCAAGGCGGTCGACCTTCTGCGCATTGAAATGGCTGACGATGTTGTTCTGCGTAGCGACACTGGCGTTCCGGGATTTCCACGCCAGGTGGTCAGAAGCCTGCTGCCGATTCATCTCGGCGTACTTGGCCTCAATTTGCGGAGCCATCTCCGCATACAGCACCGGGTCGTTGGGGATGCGGAACAGCGACGTCTGCGCTGATTGCAGCCTTGGGTCACCCAATGGGATCTGATCCCTGGGGACGCCACCGATGTCTGCTGTCTGCGACCACTTGCCGACAGCGGTATTGATGTCGTCTCGCAGTAGCGCCTTGTTGTTGTACCGATTGGCGTAGGCCAGCTGTAGCGGGCTCAACGCCTGGACCTTGGCGTAAGCCTCAGCAGCACCGGCATCACCAGCTTGAGCCTGGCGGTACAGCTGATCACGGAGTTCCGCCAACTGCTGGCCTGGGTACTTGGCCTGCAGGTCAATGGCAAATTGCTGGCCAATCAGCTGGGCACGCTTGTCGTCAGCTTTCAGCTTCTCGACGTACTGCTCGCCAAAGGACTCAAGGACTGGGTTGAAGCTACCCAGTGCCTTGGCCAGGTTTGCCATGTCCTGATTGGCGGCAGGTAGTTCAGGCGGAGCGAACATCCGCGGTGCGCCACCAACAGTCGGGGCACCGGTCTGCTGGAACAGCTCTACCGGCGCCGCCTGCGGCTGAAGGCCAGGCTGGTTAATCGTCGCCTGAGCCAAGATGCCGGGAGTGGCCATCTGCTCAGCGGCACCCATGAGCCGTGCCGGCGTAGCGCGGTCAGTTTCGCCAAAGGTCTGACCGGTAGAAAGACGTGCCATGGCTTAACCCCCGTACTGTTTGACGCCTTTGAGCATTTGGTCGAACGAATCCACCTTGGGCGGTTGAGCCGCCTTGAGCTTGCCGATGGATCCAGCAGTGCTGAGGCCAGTGCTGACACCACTGAGAACAGCGGATGCACCTTGAAGGATGTACGGCGTTGCGCTTGGCGCCGCCTGGTAAATCGGTTCAATCGGATCAATGACCGGCTGCTCCAGATACGGCTGCTGACTGGCCAACCTGCTGCCACGCTGCGCCGCAGCACCCATCTTCTGTTGCTGCGTTTGCGCTGTGGTGAAGGCCAGGTTGCGCTCAGTGGCGTAATCAAAGACCGCCTGCTGCCTGTAGTAGTCCGCGATCAGGTTGTCAACCGTGGCGCCCAAGCGGCCAGTTGCCCTGATCTCGCCCATGCCCCTTTGGGCGGCAAGCCCCGCTTCCCGTTGCTTCTGTGCAGCGGCTTCCTGCTCCTGCAGTAGCCGCAGGTTGAGCTGTGAGATGTCGTTCTCATAGGCCCGGTCCGCCAAGAACCGGTTCTGTTCCATGATCGCGGACTGCTGCTGAGCCTTCAGCTTTTCAAAGGAGCGGGCTGATCCCGCCTGCATCTGCTGGAACTGATAGCTCTGCTGCGCCTGCGCATTGGCGGTCGTGACGTTTGCCTGGGCCTGCTGATAGGACGCAACGCTCTGTGCAATGCCAAGGCCAGCCGTCAGGACACCAAGAGTGATCGAGACGGGTTCACACATGGCTCATCCTCACAAACTCCAGAAACGTCAGGCCCTCATGCCCATAGTTTGAATGCTTTGCGATGAAGGTAAAGCCCATCCACTGAAGCCATTTGACATGAACGACGTTGCGGGCATCGACGTAATTGAAGAGGACGTCATAGTCCCCCATGACCCGAGCGAGCCAGGTCCTGGCCTGCCGTAGGAACTGAATGCTATTTGGCTTGTCGTCTACCAGTTCATCTGTGGCCAGCATCCAGACCCTGCCCAGCCGGTCGCCTTGATCAACTACGCCCCACATGGCGATTGGGTTGCCGCTTCTGCCAACGATTGTCATGCAAGGACGGCTCTTGAAATAACAGAACAGCAGTGCATCAGTAGGTGTCTGCCCGCAACCGGCCATAACTTCCGAAACGTCCTCCTGCCGCATGTTGAACGCGACAGGGCGGACGTCCTTAATGTCAGAGCGCCGGCAGTAGCTCGTCACATGCGACCGGCTCTGGAGTGATACCACCCTTCCCATTCCGCTGACTGCAGTCTGCAGGGTAAGGCGCTGCCATTTGCAATCTGAATCTTGGCGTCAATGTTCTGCGTCATCACTGGAACGCGGAACTTGCTGGTCGCAACATTGATGGCCCCAAGCAGGTCCCCGTCACCGGGGTGGATGCCGTTATAGGGATAGGTGAAGGTTGAACGCCCTTTAGGGGTGACCTTGATTTCAAAGTGCGAGGACTGGTCGAAGATCATCGTCCAGGTCCGCAGTTGCAGGCGCGGGCCGCCAACCACTGCAATGCCACCACCAGGCGGCTGCTCCTTGATGTACTGAGTGCTGAACTCATAGAGCATGTCGTACAGCTCACCGACGTAGAACTTGGCGTTGGTGAGATTGCCGCGGACTACCAGGGTGCCATTGCCACCAGCTCCACCGGTCAAGGTTTGACTGATCGGCACGATGACCTGGCCGTGCTGGATGGTGTTGCCAGCAAAGAAGCGACCGACCACCACCATCGAGCTGTTGGCTGCAATGGGGTACGGCAGGGTGATGGTGCTTTGGACGTCCAGGCCGGCTGGGTTGGTGAGGGCTACGGAGCAGCTGGCCTCAGTGGTCTTGCGATCCAGCAGCACCTCAATGCCAGTGCCGCTGTCCACGTTCTCGGGGCGGAGGATCACCTTCTCCAGGTAGACCCCATCGCTGTACTCAACGATCAGGTACAGGTCGCTGTCGATCATGTCGGCGCCAAGGATCGTCTTATCACCCTTGGCTTCCCAGTAGGACCAAGCGGATTGCAGCTTGGTGTCGTCCTGGAAGAAGAACTTATAGAGGTAGACCCGCTTGGGCTGGTCTTTGCTGATGGCCAGGATCGTCTCTTCCGACGTGGTCGCCACCAAGGTGCAAAGGTTCTTCGGCACGAACCGTGGCACCGACGACGTCACTTCCTCGGAGATCGGCACTGGGCCGCTGGCGTCAGGCAGGAAGAACTCCCGCAGGCCGGTGAAGTCGCCCTTGGGGACGGAGAAGTAAATCGTCCGGCCAACGCCCACCGGATCGACGGAATCGACCATCTCAAAGGATGTCACCGGCGTGATCGTTGCGCTCTTGGGCGTCAGGGCGATGCCGGTACTGGTGCCGCTGTCCAAACGGAACTGACCATGACGGCTGAAAAGCAGCAGGACATTGGCAAAAGCCAGGCTGCTGATCAAGAAGTTGATCTCCCGGCCACCGGTCGTCAGGTCAATCGGGTCGCTGTCGACGATGGTCTGTACGGTTTCCGGCCAGAACCGGTCGTAGCTGTCAGCTGCAGACAGGATGACGTTCTCATCCGCCAGTAGGCACAGGCGGTTGCGGAACAGATTGACGTTCTGGATGGTGCTGCCAACAAAGCTGGGGTTGGGAGCAGTGTCGGCGTCACCTGCTACGCGAGCAGACCAATCGAACTTCTTGAAAGTGAAGGTGCCATTGCTTTCCCGCACCAGCACATGAGGCATGGTGGTCGGGTCGAACTTGTAGGCGATACCTGGGGCAACGGTCTCCCGCCATACGCCATGGCCGGTGCCGCTGCCTGCGTTGGTTTCAAACTTGACGTAGTAGTCATCCAGCCTGGTGGCAGCAGAGCCCTGGATCTTGATGATGAAGCCATGCTCCGCCCTGGTCGGCAGGTCGGAAAGCGAATCAGCGACGCCCTTGAGAGCAACGATCATCTCGCCGCTACGGCTATCAATGGTCGACAAGGTGTAGTCAGTGCCGTCGTTCTTGGTGATCATCACGTTGCTCTCGTAGCTCGTGATGGTCCAGCCAGCGCCAAGGGCTGCGGAGAGGCTGTTCTTCAGGTTGGTGGCAACTTCAACAACGCTCGGGACAGAGCCACCGGCATTGGCAGTGGTGTAGGTGACGCTGGTGCTGTTGACCGTGATGGTGTAGGTCGTTGAGTAATCAGCGGCCTTTATGAACACCATTGACTTGGTGCCCCAGGTAGGGGACAAATCGCCGCCACCCGTCAGCATCGCCACCGTCTTTTCGCGGTTGACGATGAAGGTGTAGTCAGCCACCGATGCCACACGGAACACGGTGCTTGGTTCACCAGTGATGTCCAGGTAGCCGGTGCCATCAGGCTTGGCAACGGTCTTGACGCTGCCGTCCATCCCAAAGACCTTGATGTCGTTATCCAGGATCAGCACCAGGTACTGGATGGTGCCGTCACGGTCGACGATGGTCGTGAAAGGCCGGCCAGTGCCAGCAGTCCCGGAGAACAGCTTGCCGATGTTGTAGCTGGGAGGACGCTTCTTCAGGCCTTCCACCGGGGAAGGCATGCAGTTGACGACCTGCTCAGCCTGAGAAGCCAGGCGCAAAGCAGCCGGCTGCTGACTGACCCCATTGATCAGGTTGGGGATGGAGCTGCTGACAAGAGGCATGGCTCAACGCTGCAGGGCCCGGCTGGGCATATAGGTCATGAATACAGAGGTGTGGTTCGGATTGCCACGCAGCATGTTGTTCTGGCTGACGTAGGCCTCTTCCTCCAGGAACAGCGCCCGCGCCTCTGCTTCTGCAGTGATGTTGATTTTGCTCAGGTCTGCACTGCCCAGGATTGATTCCTGCAAATGCCTGCCGGCCTTGACGGCGATGTACTGGCGGGCGTGCTCAGGCAGTTCGTCCCACTCCAGCATGTAGGTCACATCAGCCTTGAAGGGCTGGGTGAACTGGTAGGTATTGGCGCGGCGGTCGTAGAGCTTGGCGCCGCGCTGCACCACATCCAGCGATGGGTAGTTATACGGATCGACGACAACACGGCTGACATTGGGACCCACGGCCACTTCCTTGGTGGCGGCGTCTGGGGTCATGTCCCGCTCGTAGTCAGTGTTGAAGGACCAGCCGTCGCTTTGCACTTTGCGGCTGATGTCTTTGAGCATTTCTTCGGCCTGCTGAGCGAGGCCGTATTGCCCAGCAAGACTGTTGACGGGCGCCTCGCCCATCATCTGGAGGACGCGGTTGATCGCTTCCAGGTAGGTGGTGCGAGCTAAGGCCATCGGTCAACTCGATAAAGGGGAAGGGGCCCCGAAGGGCCCCCAGGTGAGTGATCAGCTCACATCGGTGTAGATCTCGATTGCGCAGTCGGGACGCAGCACCGATGTACCCAGCGCCATG